CGTAATGTAGTGGAGGTAGCGTTTGGTTAGTCAAGGTTTAGACGGTAACTCGGGGCCAGCCCTTGCGCTGGCCCTTTTCTTTTTGTCGTCGAACCGCCAGCGGTACTCGTCGCCGATGCGGCCGAGTGATCTATTCGCCCGTTCTTCCAGCCAGCGCTGCTCGGCGTGGCCTTTCTTGTAGACGTACGGGTCATCGGACATCATGTATGTCCAGTCGTGTACTTCCAGGCGAAACTCATATTCGACTATAAGTAACCGCGTCGCCTCTGCGATGGCTTCCTTATGCAGCTCGACGATGTCGCCGGTGACGCGCTCGCCCAGGAGAATACGCGCCAGCTCCCAGCGCGCCTTGTTGCACTCAGCGATGTCCTCAAGCAGCGTCATGGTCGTCCGCCGCTGCCTTGGACTTGGCGATGTACTCCTCAACCGAATCTCTAAACACCCACCACGACGACTTCGCGCTGCCTGCCTTGGTGCCCTTTATCTTGCCTTCCTTGAGCATCACCCGAACACGCGCCTCGTGGTGCAGCGAGGGCTGGCCAAACAGTCTCCTGGCGACTTCCCTGACGGTGGTGAACTCGGGCGTTGGCGGCTCCACCCGGTGCGTTTTCGACCGCTTGTCGATTGCGTCTTGGATGTCCTTGGCCAGGTCGGTGACATCGATATCCGCGATCATAGGTCGAGCTCGCTGTAGTCGTCGTCGTTGCTGACGGTTGCCGCAGGCGGGACAGGCGGCGGTGCTTGCTCTTCTCGACGTTTGTAGGTCGACACCTTGATTGCGATGTTCAGATACCTCAGCATCACCTGATCGCCGACCGGGGGGCCGTCTCCCTCGCGCGGCGGAATGTCGCGGCCATTGCGTTGCAGCAGCAGCTTGTTGCCTTGGGCGTCCTTGGCCTTCAAGTCGTTGTTGGCCCACCCCGGACCTTCGTAAACGACGCCCTTATGGAGCGTCACCGGCTCGCGGAATTTCAGATCGTTGTTCGAGAAGGGTGGTACCCTGCCCCGCCAGCCAGCCAGGAAGTCAGCGGCGGTGACTTGCACCTGTTTGCCATCAGGCTGGGTGACCAAGCTGTACGCAGTCGGTGGCCCTTGCTCGCCCTTTGACAGCCCGTCGTTGGGGAACAGATTAATATTGAGTAGTGTCGGCGTGTTATCGGTTGCCATCAATAATCTCCTTCTTCTTCGCGTCCCACGGCCCTATCCAGACTTCCCGGCGAACCCGCTGCCTGAGCTGCTGCATTTCAGGTGAGGTTGAAAACATTCTCAGGCTGTCCATCGAACTGATTGCGTCGATCGCGTTGAATAATTTTGTCTCGTCCTCAGTCTGTGGAAATGGCGGGTCATCTGTTGGCGGCTTTAGTGCGCCGTCCTCATCTGCACCGCCGTAGTGATCCGCGTGTTCAACCAGTGGTGGCGTTGAGGCTGCATTGCCGTCATCGTCCTCGTCGGTCTGTGCGATGTTTGCCATCCCCGACAGCGCGTAGCGTCGGGCGTAGGTCAGCGCCGAACCGTGTGCCTGCGGCGTGATATTGCCTTCCTTGTTTGGCACAGGCTCCAGGCGCATGACCGACCTGATCCACTGACCCGAGTTGTGTGCCAATGTCGTCACCAGCACATCTGTGCCATCTATGAACCAAGGCGCTTGCGCAAACATAAGGCCGTGCTTGCCATAGATTGGCCGCACCTGTTTGGTGACCGCATCCAGATCTGCGTAGGTGCTATGAAAAAAGTCATTGGACTTGGACTTGCTAACATTGCGCAGCTCGTGATCTGCTGCCGCCTTGGCCGCGACCAGCTCGCCGATCATCTGGGATTGCATCCCAATACCGCCTTCCGGTGTCATCTCTGGTGGGCCGTCTGGCAAGCTCTGCAGCAAGTGGTTGGGCCGCGCCATCATCCAATCTCCTCATTCATAAATCCCATCCTCCGGTGATCAGTGTTTTCAACTCCATCAACAATTCTGGCTTGTAGTCATTCCAGCGGAAGTCGGTCCAATCAGGCTCGATATACCCGAGCAACTGGGCGACGCCATCGCAGCGCTGGAATATGGATTGCCGCTTGCGCAACACATCGGTCAGCGCCTCGACGGCTTGCTCGCATCTGTCCTCGTCGACCTCGAAGACCCGGTGCCCGATGCGGTTGGCGTAGATCAGCTTTGCCTGCCCACCGAAGTGCCTGCGGTATAACCCCACCTGGATGACATCCTGAAACGGCGGTTCCTTGGGCAGGGATTTGATCGCGAAACCCGATTTCGTGTTGGCTCGCACGTTATCCCAGTGGGTCTTCAGCTCGCCGACAACGCCAGCGCCGCGACCATCGGAATAGCCCAGGACGGGTAACTCGATACCGGGCAGCTCGTGATAGAACTTCTCCTCTGCGTCGATCTGGTTGGCGCCGGGGAAGGCCTCGCGAATGCCGGCGGCGGCATGCTTCAAGGTCAGGGAGATTCGATCGCCATCGTCGGACAATAAGTAGTCGGTCTGCTTGGCGTCCTTGTCGATCCAGGGGACGGGCTTGTGCTCCTGCAGGTGGGACAGCATGTCGCGGAAGGCGTCGCGGTCACTTGTGCCGTTGGCCACTGCGAAGGCTGCAGTATGGATAGCAGAGCCGACAACCAAGGGGAAAGTATCGGGTTTATCGTAATGCTCTAGGGTTTGGAGGGCCGATACGTCACCCTCGGCGACCGCGCGTTTCGCCTGAGAATAACGGGGTTGGCGGTACATGTACTCGGCGCAGAGGTATGCCAGTGAACAGCGCGCTTTGGTTTGCGACCAGTGCCGCATGTGCAACCGTTTGTAATAGTCCGGTACGCCCAAGACCCACCTCTGTGAAAAACAGTAAGTGCCAGGAGCTGCTTCCAACTTGGAGGTCGGAGTGATGTACCAGCATCGCAGCTCCTGGCTTCCAACACCCGTGAACACCAGAAACCTAAAACCGGCACCATATTGGTGTCAATGATGACAACGTGGCGTTGTAACTATTTCTTGTGGGTAACTAAAGGAAATGCTGTGAGCGGCGCGTATAACTCCCGCGAGCATGCTAGTCGTCGTCTTTGCCCCGATCGAGATCCATGAAGGGGATGACTCTGAGCATCAATTCATGGGAATATTTTTGGTGCTCGTGAAATTCGGTTGCAGAAAAGTCGGCAGCTCGGCCCATCTTTTGCAGCGCAGCCCTTATCTCGTCTGGCGTGTTTTCTCCGAGGTACGTGTCGATCTCCTCAGCCGTCTTCGACCAGCCGGTATGCGGCACGTCGCTGTCGGTGGTCTGATGCTCCAGGCCGGTGCTAATATCCAGCACATTGTGGTCTTTTGGTTTGTCAGTCATCTACCGATCAGTGAACCGACAATAACGTGCAGGCGTGTAATTTCTTTGAGCGGCTTCCTTGTTGTCTCTTGAGGGTTAAGGGTTTCGAGCGCCACGCCGAAGTCGTCCAGTTTCTCCAGGCGATACGCGGTGCCCAGCTCCTGGCCGTCGACCAACGTGCCGGCAATAACGTAATCACCAGGCTTGGCCCTGCGGCTGGGATCTACAATTAAGACCTCCCCGGGTTCGTAACGTGGCGACATTGTGGCATCGGGCATGTCGAAGCCGTAGGCATCTTCAACGCCTGCGACGACGCTTGGCCGTGGTATTGTGGCTCCAGTTTGTGTCATAGCGACGCCGGTTCCGAACAAAGTTCTGCCAACGATCGGCAACCGATTGGCCGTGTCGTCAGGCACTAACTCGGTGGTTTCGAGTACGCCAACAACTTCCTCTAACCGACAACTGCATACATCGGCGATTTTGACCGCCAGCTCGGTGCGCAGGCCGCGCTCGCCGCGTTCGATCCTACCCAGGGTCGCCGGGATCATGTCCAGGCGTCTGGCAAGTTCGGCGCAAGAGAACCCCGCACGCATACGCATCTGTCGGATTCTATTCAACACGACGATCCATCCCTGTCAAGTCCGACCACAATGATGACAAAACTGCTCGCCGGTTGGGAAATGAACACCGAGAACGACATCTTTCTACACCTTGCGCCATCCTGATAGCAACTGCGCTATTGCAGAGATGGTTACATGAGATGCACAATCCGGCCATAATAATGACAAAAAGGCCATGACTCGATGGATTTTACCGACTACATGCGTGCCACCGGCAAGTCCAACGCCGAGATGTCACGGCAGCTGAGGGTCAACCCGTCGTACGTCTCGCTGCTCCTGTCTGGCAAGCGCCACCCGTCGCTGGATATGTGCCAGCGCATCGAGGTCGCCACCGGGCAGACGGTCGTGCTGGAGGATTGGATCATCCGCCGCCGGCAGAACCCGAAGCCCTGGGAGAATGGCAATGGCAAATCGACAGACTGAAGCCCGGCTACAGATAGCTATCGTCAGATGGCTGCAGGAGGTAATCCCTGACAGCGTGGTGCATCACTCCCCGAATGGCGGGGACCGCAAGCCCTGGTACGTCGAGAAGCTCAAGGCGATGGGCATGCGCCCGGGCTGGCCGGATCTGGAGCTGCTGGTGCCGCCAGAGGGATTTATCCACCCAGATGACGTTGGGCCGATCTTTCTGGAGGTGAAATCGAGCACAGGTAAGGTCTCAGAGGCCCAGAGAAGCCTCCACAGCGATTTGTCACGGTTCAGGGTACATGTCTATACCGTGAAGTCGATCGACGACTGTAGGACCTATTTGACCGGCTTGGTGACATTACGTCCAGCAACGCCCCATGCGCGGATCGTCGAAGAACAGTCCAGGGCGATGCTGCAGGAGATGCATTGACCATGTCCGTGATTGTCCGCCAGACGGTTAGAGGTGGGCCAGCTGAGCTGGTGCTGCGCATTGATAGTGAGCTGTACCAACAAGCCGACGAGAACGGCGATGTCTACGTCGTTTACGAGCCACTCACGTTGTCACAAGCGGCGCAGCTGCAGGCGGACCTGGCGGTAATAATCGCAGGAGAATGTAAGCAATGGTGAATGACCAGGTGATCGAGATGTACCTCAATACGGAGATGTCCTACTCACAGATTGCCGAGGTTATTGATGGTACACGCAACCAGGTTGCCGGCATTATCCATCGCCATTGCCCGAGGGAAGCGCCGCGTCGGGGCACGCCAAATGGCGCAAGGAAGAAGCCCAAGAAACTGACCGAGGATGAGATCCGCGTCACTGCCGGCGTGATTGCCAATGGCGGCACGGTTCGCTCGGTTGCCAGGGAGCTGCGCATCGCGGTGCCACGAGCAACCCAGCTGATGGGTGAGGTCTACCAGCGTGCGGTCAAGGACGGGATAGATCCGGCGACGTGCCAGGAAGCCAAGGGCTGTCGGTTTGTCACCGGCGATGTTCGCCGCCCCGGGTGGCACTATTGCCAGCAGCCGCAAGCGACGGGCAGCTCATACTGCGCCTACCATCATGCGGTGTGTCATCGCGGCGAGGGTGACCCGAAGGCCAAAGGCGCCCACACCATAAATTACCGCCACCGGCGCCGTTCCACCATAATACGATGGTCGTCTACCGCTCCGAGGAAACGCGCACACGGTGGGTTCTAGCAGGCGATGAGAAATATTGACAAGCAGGACATCCTCAAGGCCTACGAAGACCGCAAGCTGCTGCAGGAGCTGCTCCTCAAGCACGGTGTTTCACATGACGCTGCCGGTCGGCTGTGGGGCATGAAGTCCAGCAAGGTGCGACACATGCTGCGCGGCCATACCGAGCTGCCCGGTGCCGTAACGACGTGGATGGAAGAGAACAATAAGCGAGGCTAGGATGCTGGACCGAAGCATACGGGCCTCGAAGATGGGAAAAAAACTGCCATCTCCTTGCTTGACAACGAATGCGAGGGAATGTGCGGCGTATAAAAGAGTTAAAAAATTAAAATGTTATTTGCCTAGTAGCTTCTAGGTCTAGGAGCTTCTAGCGAGTAGCTACTCAGCCAATAACATTTAATTTTATTTATTCTTCTAGAAGGGACTACTTAGATGCTTCTAACCGAGAAGCTACTAACCGCGAAGCAGTGGCGCGAGGGTACTGCTGATTCGCAGGCTGTCAAGAAAATTATAAAACGCGTTGCTAACCAGCTCCACGTCGATGAACTCCAGCGCCAATGGAGCATCCAAAAGCACACCGAGCACCAGCAAGAGCTGCAGTCCTGGCTAGACGATGACGACGATCGACGATGACCATGTACTAGGGCCGTTGCACAGGCTGTTTGTTGAAGCTGCAGAGACCGAGCACCGCCTGCCTCGTGCCTTAGCTAAAGTGACGACTACTTACTGGCCCGACTACAAGGCTGAGTGGCTGTCCTATGCCGACGATACGACGCAGGTCAGACTGCAAGCCACCAGGCAACAGGTGACACGTTATAATAGAGCGATCGAGCTGGCCGGCTTGCTGCAGCCAGAACAGCGTAGAATTGTCTGGGCCGTCGCCTTCTCAGCTGCTCGAAGGGCTAGAGGACCGGCATGGACCAAGATCGGCAGGCTATTAAATATTGATCGGCGCCAGGTGCGGAGCAGATACGAAGCGGCGCTAACAGAGCTGCTGAGCAGGATGATGCGGCAGTGACAGACGAACTCGACGTGTTGGATGAGACCATCGGCAAGGCTCGGCAGCTGATGGACCGAGGGATCACGTCGCAAGATATAATGCGTGAGCTGCAGCTGATGGTTCTGGGAGCTGAGAGCACTTCACGAGAGGCAGAGAGCGAGCTTATCGAGGCATTCTTTCCCAATCAGCTTTGGCACCAGACGAGATGGGACACCGCTGTAGCTGCCTTGGCGTTGTTAACAACGGAGCAGCTGAGGACGCTGGAGGATAGGCTTGATAATCCACACCACGTTGTCATTGTTGACTTGATGGCCTGAAACGTGCCACGAGACAGCTAGGCTGGTCGAGCATGTGAGCCTGGACGCGCTTCTTTGCTTTCCGCGTAGCTAACCCTGGCTGAGCTAGGCTTGGTTCCACCTCCGACCCATTGCCTGCCCATGCTGCCAGCTGAACCTGTGGGGTGGATGCTGCCTGCCTCCTTGCCGCGCGCGAGCCGCGCATTTAAACTGCGTCACGATCGAGGTGAGATCCAGGGTCGATCGGCAGGCCAGGTCCACGACAGGTCCACCATGCTAGATGTAGCACCCGAATGTCTTTGTTTTCTGCGCTCGACCTCTGGCTCGCCGATCTGACGCTCTAGGCAAGGTCGCAGTTTCCCGGGGCCGGCGGCATCGTCGTCGCTGGCTGAGAAAAATGTTTTTTTTGCAGTTTTCGGCCCCCCACCCCCCCGAATTTTCCGGCGGGTCTAGTAGACGATATATACCCTTTCGACGGCTCCGTACCGTCACACACAGAGGAGACACCCACATGGGAACTTTCACCATAACCGGCGACGTAAACACCCTGCCCGAAGCCTACACAGCGGCTGACGGCGGCTCTACGTCCACGGGCATCACGGTGATCATCGATGATGCCAAGGTCGTCAACAAGCTCGAAGCGTCCCAGGTACTGCGCGCAGCCGAGCAGGCGATTCTAAATGGCGTCGTCTACCCAACCGCCTAACGCTAGCGGTTCTCGGCTTATCGCCTGCGACTTCTGCGGTGAGGTGACGCGTATCGTCTGGTTGTCTGACGGCCGGGGCGAATGTGGCGCTTGCCATCGTGTTATGATAGAGGCGGAGCCTGACGACGATACGAGCGGACCCTGAGCAACCGCTCCTATAAGAGGCCAATCCAACGAGCGGTTCTCGGTCTTCGCGCGTTAAAATCGACCAAGTATACGAGCGGAGCCTTTATTCGCTCATTGGTTCTCACAAGTAAGGCAAAATGACGCTTATACAGATCCCCTATGAGCCTCGTAAGCTGCAGGGCTACCTGCACGCCGAGATCTCCAAGTCGCGGTTTAACTGCATCGTGATGCATCGTCGGGCCGGCAAGTCGGTGATGGCGATCAACCATCTGATTCGCGATGCCGCCAGTACAACAAAACAGATGGCCCGTTATGGTTTTCTGACAGGAACCTACAAGCAGGCAAAATCGATTGTCTGGGATTATCTGAAACAGTATACGGCCCCTATCCCTGGCGTCCGGTATCACGAGACAGAATTACGTTGCGATCTGCCGAATGGGGCCAGGATAGAGCTGTTAGGGGCAGATAATTATCAGACCCTGCGCGGTAGGTTCTTCGACGGCCTGGTCATGGACGAGATGGCCGATATGCCCGAACCCGTACTGCCAACTGTCGTGCGTCCCGCCTTGGCCGATCGCCAGGGTTACCTCATCATTACCGGCACCCCTAGAGGGCACAACGCGTTCTATGACCTCTACCACGAGGCGCAGGCAGATCCGGCCTGGTTTACCCATCTGGCGAAGGCGTCGCAGACCGGCATCCTGCCCGACGAGGAGCTGGAAGCCGCCAGGACGATGATGTCGGAATCCGCCTATGCCCAGGAGTTCGAATGTGATTGGGCTAGTAATGTCGAGGGCGCAATCTATGGCAAGGAACTCGCCAGGATCGAGGACAAGGGCCAGATCTGTTCAGTCCCGTATGATCCTGGCTCGCGGGTCAATACCGCCTGGGATCTCGGTGTTGCGGACGCCACGGCTGTGTGGTGGTTCCAGATTATCGGGAGAGCAATACATGTCATTGACTACTACGAAAACCGTAACGAAGGCCTTCCGCACTATGTACGCGTCCTTGATGATCGTGGCTATCTATACGGTCGACATTACGCTCCGCACGATATCCAGGTGCGTGAATTGGGTACTGGTCGTTCCCGCATTGAAACTGCTGCAGATCTCGGCATCAACTTCCGCGTGGCTCGAAAGTTACCGCTCGAAGATGGTATCCACGCTACGGCGATGATGCTGCCCCGCTGTTGGTTCGATCGTGACTTGTGCGCCGACGGTCTGCAGGCACTACGGCAATATCATCGTGCGTACAACGAGCGCACCAGGTCGTTCAGGATGTCGCCTGTGCATGACTGGTCGAGCCACGGGGCCGACGCGATCCGCACCATGGCGGTTGCCCTGGAGGATGATCACCGCTTCGCCGGCGGCGTGCCGCAAGCCTATGCAGAAATGGACTATCAGATACTAGGCGGTGCCGTGGCGTGACCCCGGCGTACGGCGAGACAGCCGACATCGAGGTCATGCTGGATGCAACGCAAGATCCGAACATGGGGCCGTTGGACTACGTTCTCGCCAACTGGATTACCGAGCGCATACCGTATGCCGAGAGCCTGGAACCCTGCCGCTGCATCGGCTTTCGCCGGCGTTCTGATGGCAAGATACTGTACGGCGGGGCGTTTAACGAATTTCGCGGCAGAGACGTGCAGTACCACGCGGCCTGTGATGACCCCAAGGTGTTAACCCGATCGCGGATAGCACTGCTGTTTGATTACCCGTTCGTGCAGCTCGGCGTCGAGCGGATCTCGTGCGTCATCGCGGCAAGTAACAGCCGCAGCCGCCGGGTCGTCGAAGGCCTGGGCTGGGTCTACGAGGGTACTGT